TGGTGATGGTGCCAGTCTGGAGGGCGCTCGAGGCCATCCATTCGAGGCGGCGGTTCACCATGTCGATCTGGTCGGCCATCTCGAATTCGAGATTGAGGAGCATGCGCTCCTCACCGGTCAGTTCACCGCCGATGCGCTCACCGATCGTGCGGCGGACCGGCTTGCGCAGGTCGGGTGCGCGCTTGTCCTTGATATAGGCCGGACGGAACTTGTTGGTCGCATACTTGCGCTGCTCGACCAGCTTGCCCTCGACGAGGGGCGAGCAGAACGGCGACATGCGGCGCAGACCGATGTCGATGTCGATGGCGACTTCCTCGGTATCGTACTCGACGATGTTACCGAAGAAGCGATCGAGCAGGAAATTCTGGCTGGTCTTCAGGTTGGGAACGACGCCGACGATCTCGGCAGTCGTGTAAGACAGATTGTCCGCCATGATGGGGCTCCAAGGAAAACCCGCATCACGGCGGGCAGAGGGTCAGGGGAAGGGTCGACCGATCAGGTGGGATCGGCGGCCGACACGGGGGTGCGCAGGAAGATGCGGTTGGCAGCGAGCGCATCGCGCGCTGCCGCTAGGGTGATGCCCGCGCCGAGGATCACGGCATTGGCGTTGAACTCGCCGCCGCCATAAGTCCCGCCATTCACATCGCCTGCGGTGGCGTCGACGTCGTCGGCCAGGATCTCGACCGGGGTCTGCGATCCGTCATTGGCCGCCGCCGTCGCGATCGTCAGCTTGTTGCTGGCGGTGATGCGCCCCAGCACGGTACCGCGCTTGTAGTATGCGCCGCCGGTGATGGTCCGCTGGCCGTGGGTCAGGATCAGGCGGGGATCGGCGATCAGCTGATCGGGGATGAAGACGTCCTGGGCGACGCCGGGCTGGAACGGGTTATTCCCATAGGGGGTCGGGGTGAGGGCCATTTCAGGTCTCCGAGTGAGGAAGGATCAGGCGCGACCGAGCTTGGACTTCGCGCCCGCCAGCTTGTCGGCGAGGCTCGTCTTGCCGGACGTCTTGCCGCCACCCGCGCCGGGGCGGGGCTCGGCGCGGTTACCCATGCGGTCGTCGAGCGAGCGCCCGCGACCCTTGGGCTGGCCAGCGGACGCGGTCGCCATCACGCCAATCGCCTCGGACGAAGACATGCGGGTGCCGAACGCCATCTGGGCGGCGAGATCGGGGCGACCCGCCGCAGCCTTCGATGCGAAGATGGCGCGCGCGCGGGCGTTGGCCGCGTTGTAGCCGCGCTGATAGTCGCTCGATGCCTTCTTGCCCTCGGGCTCCTCGGCGTCGTCGTCCTCGGCGTCGGGCTCTTCGCCGTCGTCCTCGGCGTCGGCGTCATCGCTGTCGTCGTCGGCCTTCTTGCCGCGCTTGCCCTTCTTGCCCTCTTCGGGTTCGGGGGTGTCGTCTTCGGCGTCAGCGTCGTCGCTGTCGTCCTCGGCGTCGGTTTCATCATGCTCGTCCTCGGCCTTCTTGCCGAGCGCACGACCAGCAAGCGCCGCCGCGCCGCCGAGTAGATGGGCGAACGGGGACGTCCCCGCCGCCAGCGTGGTCTTCTTCGCCATGGTAAATCCTTTGGTTGGCGGGGTCAGGAATTGAGAAAGTCGGCGAACGCCGCGTCGGGAGCCCGCACGGCATTGGCGAGCCCGGCCGTGATCCCGGCGGAGCCCATGAACGTGCCTGCGCGCATGTCGCGCACGGCGGATGCGGCGAGGCCGCGGTTACGGGCGACTGTCTCCTGAAAGAGCGTGCCCATCTCGTCGATCTCAGACTGGAAGGCGGCGAGCGCCTCCTTGCTGAGCGGAATTTCGGAATGCCCGTCAGTCTTCCGGTCGGCACCCTCATTGGTGATGAAGGTGACCTTCAGGCCTGCCTTTGTCAGCGCTTCGGACAGGTCGACGTGCATGCAGATGACGCCGATCGAGCCGGTGCCGCCGGTGCGCGGCACATAGATCGTGTCGGCTGCCGACGCGATCGCATAGGCTGCGGAATAGGCGCTCTCGGTCAGGATGGCCGCGATCGGCTTTTCGCCGCGGAGCTCGAAAATGGTGTCGACCAAGTCGAAGCAGCCTGCCACCTCGCCGCCGCCGGAGTTGATGTCCAGGGCGATACGCTGAACCTGTGGATCAGCGATGGCAGAAAGAAGCGCCTGCCGAATCCCGTTATACCCGGTCATTCCCGAGTAGGGGCGGAGGGATGAGGTCTTCTGGACCAGCGTTCCCGAGATCGGGATGATCGCGCAACTCGCTACGACGTCATAACCTTGGTCTTCCGACCGACCGCGCCCGCGCGAGGTGAACAAGGGCTCGTCGTCATCGTCGTCCCAGGCGGCAGGAACCGGGCGACCATCGGCGCGCAGCAGATGGGCGATCCCGAGGCGTTCCGCCATTGCCGCCATCGCGATTTCCGCCTTGCGGGGATGGATCGCGATCGGCGTGTTGAACATGCGCTGCGCGAGGAGAGGAAAGTCGGTCATCTCGCCTCCGGGTCCTGAATGGTCTGGCTGGCGGGCGTGCCCGAGCCGGTGGCATCGCCGCCGGGCATGATCCCCGCCCAAGTCGGGAGCGGCACGCCCGCTTCCTTGAACCGTTTGATGGTCTGGGCGCGCTCGGCGATCATGTCGTCGCCGTCGATGCCCTGTTCGGCACATAGATCATCATAGCTCATGAGGGCCGAATCCATGCCGAGGATCGCGCCCTTCACCTCGTTGACCGGGTCGATCCAACCACGGCCGGGGCCAATCCACTTCGCGCGGGCATAGGCCTCGCGGAACTCGAAGAACTCGGGCGCTCCGGCGGGGAGAGGGACATCGTCGATGTCGTGCGCCTCTTCGACAAAGCAGCTGTAGACGGGCTGACAGGTGCCCGTGGCGAAATCATCGCGCCGCCGGGTCATCGTCTTCCAGAATTCGAGCATCGCGCCGCGCGCCGACGAATAGTTGACGTCCGACCAATCGTTGCTGACCTGCTGCGCCGACATGCCCGCCGCCTGCGCAACGTTGCGCAGCGCGGCTTTCTCGAAGGCGATGAAGTTCGAAGTCGGCCGCTTGTTGTCGAGTTGCTTGAGCGCCTCGCCGGGGAACAGTTGGGGCAGGTTGGGCCCGGCACCGGGGATGCGAATCCGAGCGTCACGGTGGTAATCGGCACGGTTAGCCTGGAATTCGCCGATGCCGCCACCGCCTTCGTCATCATCCCCGCCCGAGCCGAACGCCTCTGCCGCGAACTGCGGGTCGAGCGGGCTTTCCAGCCACGCGCCGAAGATCGCATTCAGTATGGCGGCGTCGAGCTCAGCGACGTCGTAGCGGAACAGCATCTTTAGCCGCTGGACGACCGGGCCGAGGATACCGACACCACCGCGGTGCTGGTCGGCGCGGTCGCTGTCATAATCGTGGATCATGACCGGGCGACCCCATTCGGTCTCCCGCTCGATGCGATCCCACCGATACGCCTGCGAACCCGCGAACCAATCGCCCTGATGCGCGGCTCGGATATGATAGGCGATCGCGACCCCATCGTCGTCGATCTCGACGCCGCCGCGGAAATGCCGCTGGTCGAACGCCTGGTTCGGGTTGGACAGCCGATCCGGGTCGATCAACTGCATCGCTGTGGCGTAGCGCGCCTTGCCCGGCGCGCAGCGCTCCGGTCGCCACTGCGCCATGATCAGGTTGTCGCCATCGACCAGCCGATGACGGAAGGCGACCCGGAACATCTGCGGGACAGTCAGGCGACGCTGCGCGTCCGACCACCGCCCATCGCTCAGCGCCCAGGTGCGATAGCTGGCGTCAAGCGCCTTGGCATATTCGTTCGCCCAGGTCGCATCGAACGACTTGATCCCGGTGTAATGGGCCAGCGCCTTCCAATCCGGCTTGGCGATCGGGCGGAAATTGGCACCGACCGCGTTGTCGAGCACGCGAGTAATTGCACCCGAGGCCCAGCCGTCGTTGCGGACGAGGTCGCGCATGCGCGACACGATGGTGTCGCGCCACCCGTTCAGTTCGCCATCGGGCGACCAGAGATACGGGTTCCAGTCTGCGACGTGCGCGCCGGTCCGGTCGGCCGCATCATAGGGGACGTTGCTGCGACTGGTCAGCGCGAGCGGGGATGTCCGCTGGCGCATCGGCTGCCCCTTGGCGTCGAGGATCTGCACGGTCATCGGCAGACGAACCCGATCATGCGCCGTCGCCCGCCTGGCA